GTGTTTTTAACGCAGATAAAAAAGGGAATCATACGGAAGCGTTGGCGTTTCTAGATCCTGAAGGTGGAGTAGCAATTCAACGCTATGACACCCTAAAATATAGAAAATTTGATCAACTTACAGACAAACAACTGGGCTTCTTTTGGCGTCCTGAGGAAGTTGATGTATATAAAGATGCAAAAGACTTTAAAGATTTGAATGAACATGAGCGTCATATCTTTACAAGTAATCTAAAACGTCAAATCCTACTAGACAGCGTACAAGGCCGTGCACCTGCAGAAAGTTTTGGCAGTTTAGTTAGTATTCCTGAGTTAGAAAACTGGATTATTACATGGACATTTAGTGAAACAATTCACAGCCGTAGTTATACACATATTATTCGCAATGTATACAATGATCCAAGTAAAATCTTTGATGAAATGCTAGATTTGAAAGAGATTGTTGATTGTGCTGATGACATCAGTAAGTATTATGATGACTTGATTGAAAAAGCAAGCTATTATAACCTATTGGGAGAAGGTACACATACTGTAAATGGTAAAAAAGTAGAAGTAAGTTTATATGAACTTAAAAAAGCACTGTGGAAAACTATCATGAGTGTAAACATCTTGGAAGGTGTTCGTTTCTACGTATCATTTGCATGTAGTTGGGCGTTTGCTGAACTTAAAAAGATGGAAGGCAACGCAAAAATTATTAAATTGATTTGTCGTGATGAAAACTTACACTTGGCAAGTACACAATACTTGTTAAAAATCCTTCCTAAAGACGATCCAGATTATGCTAAAATTGCAAAAGAAACTGAAGCAGAAATGGTACAGATGTTTGTAGATGCAGTAGATCAAGAAAAAGAATGGGCACATTATCTGTTTAAAGATGGTTCAATGATTGGTTTGAATGAGCAACTTTTGAGCGAGTTTGTTGAATGGATTGCAAACAAGCGTATGACAAGTGTTGGACTAACTAGCCCTTACAAAGTGCCACAAGCAAGCCCACTACCATGGACACAAAAATGGATTAGCGGTGCAGATGTGCAAGTAGCACCACAAGAAACAGAAATTTCCAGCTATGTAATTGGCGGCGTTAACAAAGATGTTAATGAAGATACATTTAAAGGTATGAGCCTATGAGCAAAGTAGTAATATATACTAAAGACAATTGTCCTTATTGTGTACGTGCAAAGCGTACCTTTGAAAATTTAAATATTCAATATCAAGAGTTAAAAATTGGTGTTGATGTAACACGTGAGCAATTGCTCGAAGCATGTCCGAATGCACGTACAGCACCACAGATTGTAATTGATAACACAGTTATTGGTGGTTACGAGCAATTGGCTGCTTATATTGAAAATACTGGCTGGAATGGAACAGGATACACACTATAAATGATTATTGATGTAAGAAAACAGGGCGACATTGTTGCCCTTAAATTAACAAGTGGTGAAGAAGTTGTTGGCAGTTTTCAAGAAGATGCCAACAACATCATCAAATTACGTAAACCACTAGCAATGGCTATGACTCAACAGGGTCCAGCCCTTGCTCCTTATTTTGCTACTGGTGATATTATGGAAACACCAGAAGTGGCATTTAACAAAGACAATGTTGTAGCAATGATGAAAGTACACAAGCCTTTCGCAGATGCTTATACTGAAGCTACGACAGGATTGGCAACCGCAGCGCCAACATCACAGTTACAATTCTAGCAGCATAAATAGTGCTAGCAGGAGTTGTATAAATGAGTATACCAGTACATAGAAACGGCGACAGCAGAGCATGCGGTGCGTCTACCATTGTGGCAGGACAATCAAATGTCTTTGTTAATAACAAGTTAGGCAGCGTAAAAGGTGATCCTAACTCACATGGTGGTGGGAAAGTTACTGCAAGCAACAATGATGGAACTGTTTTTATTAATGGTATACCCGTAGTATTATTAGGAAGTAGTAGTACTCCTGATAGCCTTTGTCCTATTCCTGGCGGACCACACTGTGCACCAAAAGCAACAAGTGCTAGTCCAAATGTATTTGCATGTGGGGGTTAATTCATGAGTGATTTTCCAAATGGTTTAGCTGATGTAAATGAATATTTGAATACTAGACACCACTCTAGTACAAATATTGTTGGACAAGTTGGTGAAAATGCCAAAGTAGTCGTACAAAGTGAATTTGATTTTACACTTAAAGAAATCATTTGTAATCTTTTGGCAGGTAGAGGATTTAAACTTCCTAATATTCAAGTTTGTGTTAGCGTAAACTTAAAGGCAATCCTTGGTGTTGCAGGACTTCAGAGTGAATTAAATGATGCACTTAATCAGTTAGATGCTGCATTTGACAAGTTCATGGATCACACTGGCATTGAACAAGTACTGGGTAGAGTTAATAATGCGCTTGCAGAAGTAACACAAATTGCAAACATGATTAACTTCTGTGCAGCACCAATTCAGCCTATTGCTATCCCAAATGTTCTTGAACAAACTATGGATAGTTTCCTGGGTGCTGGTAAAGACTTAGTTGATCGTATTGGTCAAATGGTACCGGACCAAGTTGGCGGATGTTTAAACTTTGACGGACAAGACTTCAATACTACACTGTTTACTGGTGGTATTATGGGTACTATTAGTAGTAATTGGGATGCAATTAGAACTGGAGCGTTTGCACAAAACGAACTAAATGCACTTATTGCAGAAATTAATAGTGTTTCTGCAGACATTAATAACTTAATTGACAGAGAAAACAGTGTAACAGGATCTGAAAGTTTAGGCGGTAGTGCTTTCCAGGACAGTGATATTGACAGCACTGATAGTGATAATAGTACATATACAAATACAGACATGGGTGTGTTTTGGAATGCGGATGGTGCAGGCATACAAGGCG